AAGAAAAGGGGAACGGGCTGGCGAGCCGTGACAGATTGAAACACGCCCTGTTTGTTCGCCGGGTCGAACCGCTTTGAAGTGTTGTCGATAGAGAGCGAGGCGGACGAGTACGGCATAGTCAGGTTACTAAAATCCGACTTCCGTATCACATTCATGTCGAATATCGTTTCGCCGCCCCAAACTTCAACGAACCCGGCAAGGAACTCGACGAACCGATATCTGCGTGAGGGAAGCGACCACTTGTCGACCACCAGTTCCAGATCCGTGGGCTGAATGACCGTGAACCCCTCAAACAGGAAAAACGAGCCTGTCGGCTCTTGGGTGTCGGTGTATAAAAGTGTTCCGTTGGAGTAGATATTGAGTGTTAGCTGGGTCGGGTAGCCGTCCACCGCAAGACCAGTTGCCGAAACCGTTACGACCTGTAACGTATCGACGCCGGCAATGGTTTCGACCAGTGTCGTGCCGTTAGCACAATCCGCATCGGACAATGTATCGCCGATAACGCCCTGTTCCCCTGAACGGGTCGAGGGCGTGTCGGGCATGATGGACTGTGACCCGTCAAGCAGCCATCGGTTAAACTCAAGAGTCGCATAGATACCGCCGGAATAGCCCGAGTCGCGGTCGCTCAGCTGAGTCGGGAACGAGTATGACGATTCATAGTCGCCCGTGACCGCTGATACAACAAGGTCAGGGTCGCTCAGGTCGATGACCGCTTTCGGGACGATTTTACGGGTAGGGGCGTTTATTGCGGATTTATAGTTCTCCGTTGTTGTCAGCAATCACTTCAACCCCTTCCAGTTCAAAGCTGATGCCATGCCAGTATCCTTTTGCGTCCTCGCCGAAGCCTTTCGAGAAGGCGAAGGTCGGCGAAGGGAACTTCGTACACCTGAACAGGCCGGATCCGGAGGAACCGTCCGGGAGAAGGAACCCGACCTGTACCTCGTTGCCGGCTCTCAGGTCCGTCAAGCATTTGTTGAGGAGGAACGGCGTAAAGTAGTCGTAAGCGTAGGAGATCTTGTAGACCTGCCCGCGCTTCTCGAAGACGAGGTTGCCGCCGGCCATCCTGAGCATCTGCCCGAGATCTTCAATCCATACCTGGTATTTATCGTTGCTCGTTTCGGGATAAGTCGTACCGTTTATAACAAGCTGAACCATTAACTCACCCCTTAAAAGTCATTCAGTATAATCGGGTTCTGCGCCTGGATCAGACGGAAGTCAGCCAGGGTCGCACGGTAGAACTCACGGCCGTTGACGTTGAACACAAGGTTCAGGTCGCCGGCTCCGCTGCCGCCTCCGCCGAGCAGAGACCCGAGAGCGTTGACCGAGTCGGCCATGGCCCCGCGGATCCCCGTGCCGCGCATGGAAGAAACGACGCCGATATTCGCCGTGGAGGATGGCAGCAGGGAATCCATCGAGGAGTTGATGTCTCTCGATACGGAGCCGAGCTGGCTATTCCAGCCGACGCCGATGCCCTGCGCCATGTATTTACCTATTTCAGCGAACACCGTGGACGGGGAGTGGATGCCGAGCCAATCCTTTACGCGGTCGATAACTCCGCCAAAGAATTCCTTTATCTTCTCCCATGCCCATTCGGCCGCGTCCTCTATGCCGGTTATGATGCCTTCGACTATATTTCGGCCCATGTCGAGAAAAGTGACGAAACTGTCCGCAATACCTTTGCCAACTGTTTCAACTATGTCTAGGGCCGCTTCGCCTATCTTAGGCAGGTTGTCGATTATACCCTCAGCGAGTTTTACGATGAGCTCAAGCGCAGATTCAAGCAGCTTCGGGGCGTTTTCTATAACGGCATCGACGAGCTTCTCGACAATAGTCGGTGCTTTCTCAATAAGTATCGGCAGCGCCTCTATAAGACCGTCAGCCAGGGCAAGAATAAGCTCAATGGCTGCGTCGATGAGCTGGTCGATGTTCTCTATAAGCGTTTCTGTGAGCGTCAGGATGGCCTCCACAGCCACCGGGATAAGCTCCGGCAGATTTTCCGTAAGAGAATCGACAATCGTCAGAATAATATCAATACAAGTCTGAACGATATCCGGAAGCATCTGCGTGACGCCCTCTACAAGAGACATGATTATCTCCATACCGAGGCTGATTACATCAGGCAGATAATTGTTTATCTGTTGCGTTATATCCGTCAGGATCTGGCCGACGACCTGACCCATAGATGAGAACCCGCCATCGAAAGAACCTACCAGCTGCTCAACGTAACCGGTGGCCAGATTGACCGCGGAAGCCATCGGAGACGCAAACTGAACGGAGAACGCATGGCCGGCAGCTTCCGTTGTGGCCTTGAGGCCGTCGGTGGCGTCTTTGAGCTCGTTCAGCTTATCCAGCGAGTCTTGTTCAAGGATGAGCCCCGCGGCTTCAGCCTGAGCGCCTAGCTCCTCAAGCGCTTCAGCTCCGCCGAGTATCAGCGGATTAAGCTCCTGAGCTGATTTGCCAAAGATGGCCATCGCAGTGGCGTCTCTTTCGGTCTCGTTTTCCATCTGGCCGAGAGCCTTGATGGCGTCTTTGAATACGTCTTCGTTGTCCCGGAGATCTCCGTTAGCGTCTACGATGGAAACGCCGAGAGACTCGAAGGCTTCCGCAGCCGTGCCGGTCCCGTCTTTTGCCGAGCTCATGTTCTTCGTGAGCTTCGACATGGACCCCGTCAGGGTATCCAGGGAAACGTCTATCCGGTCGGCCGCATACTGGTATTTCTGGAGATCTTCCGTCGAGATGCCTGTCTGCTTCGACAGGGTGTTGAGATCGTCGGCCCATTTGGACGAGTCGAGCGTCAGCTTCGCTACCGCCGTAGCAGCTGCGACCGCAGCCGTGGCCATAGCGGCGAAACCTTCTGCGACGCCTTTCAGGACCGCAACACGTTTCTCGCTCAGAAGGTCGTTGTTTCTCTCTATTTGTGCGTTGGCGTTATTCAGAGCAGTCTGAGTTTTGTTTATCTCGTTCTGCCATTTCTGGACCTCGGCAGAATCGTCTCCGTACGCCTTGCGAGCTGCCTCGAGCGCCTGGTTCTGGACCTTCAGCTTATCGCTGAGCTCGCTTGTCTGTTTTTTAAGGACTTTGTTCTGCTCGGTGAGTGACTTCGCTGAATTTGCGTTGTTCTGGAACTCGCTGGTAACGGTCTTCATTTCCGTGCTCAGCGTCGTCAGTGAACTGTTGATGTCCTTTATTTGCCTTTTAAATTCAGCCTCGCCATCTATACCGATTTTCGGGCCGATATCGGCTTTGGCCATTTAACCACCGCCTAACTGTTGCATTTGCTCAAATAAGTCGCCCTTGAGGACTTTACGTTCCTTTGCGCCGTGCATTATCTGATAGCACGCTATCTGGTCAAATACTTCCCCGATGGGAAGGTGGGACACCTCATTCCGTGTGAGGCCGGCGAGGTGTCCCATGTAGTAAACCCACGCAGAGCTTACTTCCCCTGCGTGGGCGTCACGTTTTTTGACGCTACCTCGACATCACGTTCGGATCCGACAGCCATCGCGGCGAATATCGTCTTGATGGCTTCAGGATCAGAGAGGTCGATAACGTCTGCCGGTCGGCAGCTGAGCGGCTCCGGACATTCCATGTTTGCCATGCGGCAATATATCTGCCCGGCGTCCATGAGCGTCGAGAGAACGACGTCCACGGCGTGAGCCATCTTCCCGATGTCGCCGCTGCCGAGAGCTTCCTGCATCTTATCCATGCCGCCGAACTCGTCGGAGATCTTCTGAGAAGCGGCAAGACTGAAGCAGAGAGGATACTTCCGGCCGAGAAGCTCGATGTATGATACTTTCATTTTTTCCTCCTTATCTCGTCAGCTCCCGTCAGGGAGTAGGTGCAGCAAACTGGTCCGTAATGAACTGAACGGCAGCAGCCTGGGTCGGGAACACACGGGTCATGTACCACGGATTCGTTCCGTCGGCACCGACGACCGTGCCCTCGATCTCCGGAGTCTGCCACTCAATAGTGTCGCCCATCGTCTGGCCTTCGATGTTAGGCATTTTGAAAGTGACGTTGCGGAAGAGAACGACTTCGTGCTTGTTGCGCTGATCGCCCTCCTGATGCCACTTGATAAACGCCACACCGACGGGAGCGGCCTGTTCGGAGCCGTCGATGTCGAAGCCGGTACCGGATACCGCTTCCGTGCCGACGGTAACAGCGCTCGTCTTTGAGGTCAGGCCGAACAGATCCGCAAAAGCGGACTGCGTGAGCTTGTCCAGGGTGAGCGTCAGGGTGCCGCCGGAGCCGCTGCTGGCATTGTTCTCCGCTATAGCGTTATTAGCATAGAGGGGATTGTTGTCACCCTCGGTCTGCTCAAACGAGGCGGAGATAGCCTTGCCCATCTGCTGAATACCGGCATACTTGGTAACGATGCCGTCAGCGATGGTAGCTTTGGAATAATAAACGCCGTAAAGGCCAATTCCAGCCATATCTTAACTTCCTTTCATGAGTTCGTTGATTTTCTTGTCCAGCTGATTCTCCATGGACTTGATAGCTGAACTTCTGACCCGGTTGACCGCGGGCCGGATGAACGGATGCTTTCTGTGGGTCGAATTGCCGCTTTCCAGGACCCTCGCCTTGATGGCGTTCGGGACCCCTCTGCTGTCGTACCCGTCGAACATGACTTTAGTGTGGATAAAACCGTTCTCGTTCTTGTAGGTCGTCAGCACGAGGCTTTCCCGGAGATCACCAGAGTCAACGGGCGTATTAGCTTTGATGGCGTCTGCGACCATGCCGGCGGCGTCGTAAGAGGCGTATTTAATAACGCCGTCTATATCCGCACCCAGCTGCTTGAGTTGCTTGACGTAGACATCAAAGTCAGGAAATTCAATCTTTGCCATTAGATTTCCCAAATCCATTCATAGTGGATATAGCCGGTATCCTCCTCGAACTGTATCGAGTTGAGATACCAGGCGCATCTTCCGTCCAGAGCGGCCTCGATGGTCGTTCTGGGCGTTCCCGAATCGTCACGTGTGAAGAGGTCGAGCGTTCCCTGGGTGACGTGTTCGACATGGTGGTCGTCAGCGCCGAGATCGTTAGCGCCGTCTTCAGCCCACACAACGTAATCACCGGCCGGTGCGTGGCTCCAACCATAATGGGCACATCGAAAGCCTTGAGCACTCAAGATTGTTATGATCTCATCCATTATGTCGTCACCGCCTCTGTCGTAGCCGGGAGGATGGCCGTCCTGTCGACCGTGGCCTCCTCGACGGTCAGTTCTATCGCTCCATTGTCTTCATACGTGCGTACGACCGCGTACCGCACGCCCTCGAACTCGCAGACCTTTTCGCCCTTGTATTCAGCATAGTCGGCGAGTCTGAAGACGTAGCTCGGACGCATATTGTTATTCAAAGCCCGGAAATATTCGTCTCTCGAAACGGAGTAGACGTCGCAGAATACGGTCCTTTTTGTCTCGGTGTGCTGTTCAAACACGCCGTGAGCGCCAGGATCCTCGGCGATGAGGGTCAGAACGCTGCTGCGTCTCATTGCCTCACCCCCAGTTTGTGTAGCCGGTGCAGGTAACCAGCTGCGCCTTCTGCTCGTCGTACGCCGCCTTGATATGCGTATACTCAGCGGGTGTCAGTGAACTGAAGTGCATCTTGCAGTACGTTATGATCGCACGTGTTACTATCGGGTCCAGTGCCGCGGGGAGGACAACGCCGGCAACGCCGAGATCCTGTTTCGCCGCCAGTATCAGATTCGACAGCTCGCTGTCGTAATCGTTCACCGTTATACGCAGCGCGAGTTTTACCCCGCTCAAAGTTGTATCAGTTGCCATTTGTTTTCCTCCTCATGTATTCCGCGTACTCGTCGCGGGTGAACAGATGAGTGGCAGGGCAATGTGTGTCGAGCCACATCTCGACTCCGGCACACGCCGCCCTGATACCGAACCATCTGTCCTCGCCGCGGAGCACGTTTAAGATGTTAGGGATCCGTGAGTAGTTGATGCCTCTCATGAGCGTAAAATCCGTTATGAGGGTACAGGCTCCCGTAAAACCGACCTTATAGAGTCCGGGCTCCTTCCATCCCTGCGACATTCCGCCACTCTGGTCGTACATCCAGGCGTTGCACCAGCCGTTCGTCCAGAACACTTCCGAAACGACGCTTTTGTCCGCTTCGAGCAGTGTTTTGAGCGTTTCCGGCTGAACTATAACGTCTGTGTCGATGCTGAATAAATAATCGTAATATCCATCCAGGCAGCGCTTTATCGTCATGTTCCGCAGTGCCGGCATCTTGTCGAGATTCTCGTCCGTCCATAAATGGTCGTTCACGCATTTCTCGTACTTGTCGCCGGTGTTCACTACGTCGTAGTCGCCTTTGATATACGGGATGACTTCCGGGCAGTCGTTGACCACAAAGTAACGGTCAACCGTTATACCGCCCGGAATGATGAGCTTGTCGAGAGCCTCCTGGTATTCCAGAAAGACGTCAACGTCCTGACGAAGGGGAGCGGCGATGAGAACCTTCATGTCCATTACCGCTCCCTCAATTCACTGATATTGCTGATCGTGCCCTTGTACCGCTCCTCCTCTTCGGGATAGACGGTATACTTCCCGACGTGGCCGAGCCTTATATTCGGCTCCGCCCAAATCCTGTAACCGAGAGCGCCGGCCCGCTTGCAGAACGAAATATCTTCGCCGTAGCGGGGAATAGGCGTGAAGCAGGTCCCGTAGATCTCCTTCACTTCCTTCAGGATGCCCGTTTCCATGAGCACACAGGCGAACCCGCAGCCGGCGACCTCGAACGTGTCGCCCGGATAGTCTTTAGCCTTCCACCGCTCCAAAGTCTCAAGACGGATGTCTTTGAACAGACAGGAGTTGTACGGAGACCTGCGGGTGTGCGCTATGGCCGTAACGAACGACTTGCCGGAGAACTGAAGCTCCTCCAGCAGATTCGGCTCGAAGACCATGTCGCTGTCCAGCCACAGAATGTGCGTATAGTCACCGTTTATAGCGACGTCAGTGAGCCGGTCCCTCGCCATATAGACGAGTGTGCCGGACTCGAACGCGACCTCGTAATCGACGCCCTCCAGGTCGAGGTCCTCAACGAGAGCTATCATGCTCCGGAGGAACTCGACGGGGACGGTATCCATCGTCGGGATGGCGATCAGCAATTTCACTTTTTAATCCCCCTTATCGATCAGAACCGTCTGATCAGGAAACAGCGGCAGTCTTCTTTACGTTGCAGAAGCACTTGTCGCCGACTATGCCGAGAGCGACATACTCGCGGCCGACGAGCTTGACGAGGTCCTTCTCAGCGAGGGACAGGTCGTCGAACTTGATGTTGATCTCAGCGCCGTTCGGGAAGTTGGCCTGAGCGCCGCGGCCGAAGTCGCCGACGATCATGAAGACCGCATTGTTGGAAGCGCTGGAGAACACCGGCAGGGTGTTGTCGAAGTAAACCGGCAGACCCTCGAACGGATCCACGTTGTAGCCGTTGGCGTACTGAGCGGCCTTGAACGCAGCCCAGGTGCCCTTGTTCATAACGATGCAGGGGTCGGAAGCCTCGTCGGACAGCTGGCCGAGAGCGGCAGCAACGGTGCCGACAGAGATCTCGGAAGCGGTGATAGCCGGAACGCCGACGTGAGTAGAGTCAGCACTGCCGAGAGCAGCGATGGCGGATACGAGGTCGCCCTGGACCTTCTTCGCGATCTGATAGGTGATCTCATCATAGATGTAGTCGAGGAACTCCTCGCCGCCGAGGTCGAGAGCCTCGTCGCTGATGGTGATCCACTTCTTGATGGACTGCGGAGTCAGGGTGATAACGCCGAAGGTAAGGGTCTCTTCGGTGATAGCGGTGGTCACGCCCTCAGTGTGAGCGTAAGCAGGGCCGGCGGACAGCTCGAAGCCAACCTTCAGGATGCCGCGGACGTAGGTCTTGCGGACGCGGTCCAGGAGGCCGAGGCGGCTCCACGCGGTGCGGATGCGCTCCTCAACGATCTGAGGAACGGGAACCTGGCCGGATACGAGAGTGGTCAGAAGGCTTCTGCACTCAGCGTCGTCGCCGGTCTTGATATAATTTGCGAAAGCGTCGATATACTCCTTGCTGGAGCGGACTTCTTCAAGAGTCATTTCTTTTCTCTCCTCTACGATTACTTCTTCGATCACTTCGCCGACGTCGCCCTCGGCAACAGCGGCGCGGATCTCAACTTTCTGTTCTTCGGCCTGTTTGCGGGCTTCCAGCTCTTCGTTGATAGCCCTCGCTTCGGCCTCAAGCGCATCGAGGTCAGCCTCAGGAGCGTCTATCTCGGCAGCGATGCCGCTTTTGCGCTCGGTCAGCTCCTCAACAGACATTTCTTTGTACTCCATCAGAGCACCTCCGTGAGAATCTTGATTTTCTTTTTCTGCGCTTCGCGTCTTTCCCGCTCCAGTCGCTCCGCTTTCTCTGCTTCAATCACTCCGTTGAAGTAGTCACGGGTGGATACGCTCAGCTCGGTGGTAGGATTAGCGGGGAAGGCGACAGGACTGACGTCATAGACCTTCGCTATCCTCTCGATAACCCTTGTATGCTCTGCCTGATCATAGCGATCTTCGGCAACAGTAAAAGCAAAGGACATCTTCGGGTAATTGCCCGCCGCTATATCGGCGAACAGCTCCCGCGCCCTCTGCGTCTTACTCAGGTCAGTGCGCTGGCCGAGGCCGTGCTCGTCCGCCCAGACTTCCACCGTGCCGGCGGAGCTGCGGGCGTAGACAGGGCCCTCATGGTCAACACGAAAAACGACGTCCGAAAGGTCTGCCCCTTCAAACGCCGTCGGCTCGATACGCTCGAAATAATCGGTATCCTCTATCGTCAGGAGCTTGTACGGCTCAAAGGTGGAAGCGTAGCCCTCGACGATATATCTCTGCTCCTCGTTCTCCTCTATCGGGAGGAGGCGGAGCTCCATGCTTCTGTATTCACGTTCATTGCTCGGCATTATCGTCATCTCCTATCCATTCGTTGTCCGTAACCTTCTGGTCGGCGTTGTAATACTCGCCGCGAATGATACGGACGTCGCCGCCTTCAACATGCGGCATATTCCATACGTCTCTCGCGTCGTTCAGGCTGATGACGCCTCTATCGAGCAGCTGTACGACGTAGTTGAGTTTCTCTCTGCTGGTCATGTACTGGATCCTGTTCGACGTAGCCATGACTGCGTTGCCCTGGGTGCGCTCCCTGTAGGTAAACAGCATCTTCGTCATGACTTCGCTGAACTGGATGGCGAAGGGCTCGATGGCGCCTTCGTAGAACGCCGCCCAGGCGTCGCCGTAGGCCTTGTTCGTAAGTACGTCTTCGTTCACGCCAAAATAGTCAAATACGTTCGACTTGACCATGGACATCTGATCCGGAGACACTACGAACGGGTCGGCCTTTATCTGCTGGATGTTCTGATACGTATTCGGGAAGAGGAGCATACCGCCGCCTTCAGCTTCGCGGGAGAAGTTCTCCTCGGTGAAGCGCTTGCGCTCCTTCGCCAGGTCTTCGGCCTTTGCGAAGTTACTCAGCTGGGCCATGAAGCGGTAAGTGGCAGCGCTCTTGACGCCCTCCTCGATGGCCTGTTTCTGCATATGGATGAGCTCCATTGTCGGAACCAGTGCGTGATTGCTCTCGCCGAAGATGTCGTTCCTATACTGGAACTTCGTCATCACACCGCAGTTGATGAGCTCCACGGCGGCCTTCTCACCCCATCCAAACTCGTAGCGGAGGTACGGTACGCCCGCGTACTGAACCAGCGAGCAGCGGTCGGGAAGGACCGGGAATACGCCGGAGATCTGGCCGAACTCGTCGAATACCGGCACGATGAAAGCGTTGTTGTGGACGTCGAGTATGGTCGAGAGCCGATAAAGAAACTGAGACCAGGACTGAAACTCATTCGGTCCGTGCCTCAGTTTTGTCTGTAACTTCGGTTTCGCCGCTCCGGTTATATCTATCTGGAGCTTCGATATGTGCGTCGCCCTGGCGTGGATCGCCGCCCGGACGAGCTCCTGTTCGTATACCGAACCGCCCCATTTTGTGAAGTGCGGCGTGTAGTAGTTAAGCAGTTTAAATTCTCCGCCGTATGTCTTCGGCGAGGGCTGCGGCGCCTTGCCGAAGATCTTATCGAATAAAGACATCTGACCACCTCAATTTTTTAGTTGCTCCCCGATTTCTGCGTAGTGTGCCTGGCGCATCGTCATGGCGTCCAGCAATGCAGCCGTTCCGTCTATGTGCGTCATGGAATTGATTTTGACTAATCGCCCGCGGCCTCGCTCAACATTCAGCTTGACCGCGCTGTTGAGAAGGTGCATTTTTAAAAGATCGTTATCGCCGATATGAATCTTGTTGTCCTCGAGCTGTCCTTGCGTCTCGAGGATGATATTATGAAGGTTGTCGCCCTGGAAAACGCTATCGCAATGGAAGCCGTAGTTTTGCATATCCTGAACGAGATACTGCGCTGAGTAACGGTCGTAGCCGACCCAGAGCGGGAATATCTGATAATTCTCCACAAGCTCCACGAACCAGTTGTAGCAGTCATGATAGTCGATGAAGTTATCACCGGACGGTTGGAGGATCCCGCGTGTTATATATGCGTTATAAGGAACACCGTCACGCTGTATGGCCTCCTCGATTCGCTCCGCCGGCAAGAAGAACTTCGAGAACACGTAGAGCTCGTTATCTTTTTCGATAACAACACAGCACGAAGTAAGGTCTCGTGTCTGCGACAGGTCGATACCACCCACGCAGTAACTGTTGCGGAAGTCTTCCAGATTGAGCGGTTCTCCGCACGCCTTCTCGACTATCTGAGTCGGCAGCCATGCCGTCGAGCTGTTCTGCTTCAGACAGCAATACTTGGTTATGAACTCGCCTTTTTTTGAAAGAGATCCTTCAGCTATTGCAATCTCTTCGAGCAGAAAACTGACGGGAACGGAGACGTTTATATTCGGGTTCGACTTCCGGAGCTCGTTGATGTCGTTCCACTTCTCGATATCATCTATCATGTAGAGGACCGGCAGCAACTTCGTTTCTTTGGAGTCGCCCAATAAAAAACGAGTTGACCGTTTGATCAGCTCGTCGTAAATGGAGTCATTAACGTAGCCTGAAGTCGTGCAGCTGAGCAGCAGACCGTCTGGCCGAGCGCCCATGCCGGACTTCATGACCTCATATTGTTTTAATCCTTTGTCGCCTTCCCAGGCGGCCACCTCGTCGCAGATACACAACGAAGGGTTGAAGCCGTCTGACTTCTTCGCCGAGAACGCTATCTTTTTGACCGTACTGTTCGTCGCCGGCACGGCCAGATCTGTCTGACGATGCCTGGCTAACTCTGAATCGTCGTGGAGCTTCTCGTGGTAGCTGTTCTTTTCGGAGCACTTCTCCTTCAGCTCCTGCCACTCCGGATCCAGCATGGTCATCTGCCATATATCGTTGTAAACGATGTCGGCCTGTTCGAGTTTCGGGGCTAAACAGTACACACGGGCACCGAAACCGCCGCCGACCCGCCAGATGTAGTTTGCAATACTCGCTGCAAGTTTCGATTTGCCATTCTTGCGTGCAATGACGAGCACGACTTCACGAAACTGGCGTTCACCATCTTTATCGACGATTCCGAAGACAGCTGAGATAAAAGCCTTCTGCCAGAGCTCCAATTTCAATGGACCCGGCGCTAATCGGCCCTCAGTGTGGAAACAATGAGCCTCAATCCACGTAATTGCGTCGCTTGCCTTCTTCTGGTCAAAGTAAAACCGCTTCTCCTCGAGCCCGGTGACCAGGTACTCATATATGAGCCTCACCCAGCGGCCGACTGCAATAGAGCCGTTACTAATTCCCTGATAGTAAGTGAAAATGCAGTTTTCTTCTGCCATTTTGCAAGTTCCCATGTTAAATCCTGCAAATTTTTCTCGAAAATGTGTGCGAACGTCG